AGACCTAAACAGTGATACGTGGCATGTAACGTGTATTGGTATGGAATGTGTTGACTCACATTTAGCTGGCACCTACTATGGCTCGCAGACATTGCCCAAGGCGCTGACAGATAAGTTGGCGGTCTTGGCTTTGCTGGAGCCAAACGCTACTCATCACATAGATGGGGTTGGTGCGCGTTCTGGCGAGGATAGTTTCTGGGTCTTTGACTCCGAAACCAGTTCCCAAGGAGAAGCATAGTGGCGCGTATAACAATCGAACTTGAACCTAGTGACATAGATAAGTTACTTGACCTACAGCATGAGATGTTTGATGCGTTATTGCGTATCGAAAATTTGTTGAAGGAGATCAAGAGTGGTGATGACACCGGAAGCGAAAGTAAAAAAGGTCGTAGCACAACAGCTACGAAGTCTTAAAGCATATTACTTCTACCCTGTAACGGGCGGGTACGGTAAGAGTGGGGTGCCCGACATAATCGGGTGCTATCGGGGTAAGTTTTTTGGTATTGAGTGCAAGGCAGGGGGCAATAAACCTACCGCACTACAAGAGAAGAACTTAAAAGACATTACAGCGAGCGAGGGCATGGCGTTCGTTGTGAACGAAGAAAACATGCACGACATAGCAGAGCTACTTGGCGCAACGCCAGTGCAGCTTGAACTTGATTTTTAAGGAGACCGAAATGACTAAAGTAACGAAGAAATCTAAGGTAACAAAGTTCTTTAATAAGAATCCTACCGCCACAGTAAGAGAGGCCGCTACTGCAACAGGCGTGTCATACAACACAGCATGGACTGTTCGTAAAGACATACAAGCCATTGCCGATGCGGCGATTGGTTTACCTAACCGCAAGGACTTTGATAAGTGGCTGCATAGGGGCGATAAAACATCTTCTGTGGTTAGATCCAAGAACTACGTTCTCGCACCACAGGTAACTAAAACACCGCCGTTGGCGATAAAGCTGGCGGACAATGCACGAGTGAGTGATGGTAGTACAGCTAGGTATTACGAGTTACCTGATGGGGCGAAAGAACTGCAAGACTTGATCTCGCACAAGAACATGAACTCACAGATCGGTGAGATATTCCGCGCTGCCTATCGTTATGGCGAGTCATCTCACAGTAACGAGCTACGTGATGCCAAGAAGATAAAGTTCTATATCGACGCTGAGATCAAGCGGCTGGGGGGCGCATGAAAAAATTTAACATCACGCTGGAAGAGACCATACGTAGGCGCGTGCAGGTCGAGGCCAAGAACGAGGAAGAGGCTAGGTTCGCTGCCGAAGATGGTAACGGTAACTACCTAGAACTGCCGAGGGTTGTGCGGTGTGAAATACAACAAGTGCTTGAGGTAGAGGACGAATGAGGGGCCTAGCCCTTCTCATTTTACTCAGCGGGTGTACGCATACAGGCGTTTCTCAATGGAAATATATGTCCCCAGAACACGTTAAGTGTCACGAGCATAAAGAACTGAAGTTTTGTAAGCAGTACGGGCCACACTTGATCTGCAAGTGCATTGTTAAATAGGGGGAGAAGTGGATCTCATAACACTGGACTTTGAGACTTTTTACGACAAAGACTTTTCGCTCACAAAAATGACAACTGAAGAATACATACGAGATTCTAAGTTTGAAATAGTAGGTGTAGGTGTAAAGGTCAATAATGGGCCGACAGAATGGGCTAGCGGCACTCATGCAGAGCTTGCGGAGTATCTTGCTGAGTTTGATTGGGCTTCCAGTATGGTTCTGGCACACAATACTATGTTTGATGGTGCTATCCTTTCTTGGCTGTTCGGCATTAAACCTAAAGTATGGGCTGATACTCTATGTATGGGACGAGCCATACACGGAGTCGAAGTCGGCGGTAGCCTCAAAGCCTTAGCTGAACGGTACGGTGTGGGAGAAAAAGGCACTGAGATACTAAACGCCAAAGACAAACGCCGTGAAGATTTTACTGATGACGAGTTAGACCGTTACGGCGATTACTGCATCAATGATGTTGAACTTACCTATAAGTTGTTTGGCATTATGGTGCGGGGTTTTCCTAAACAAGAACTCAAGGTCATCGACTGCACGCTACGTATGTTCATACATCCGCTGTTAGTTCTGGATTCGTGTTTGTTGTCTCGCCACCTGAAAGATATTAAGAACCGTAAGGATAACTTGTTATCAGAAGCAGGGGTGACCGACAAGAAAGATCTGATGAGCAACGAGAAGTTTGCAGAACTACTACGTTCCAAGGGTGTAACACCTCCTACCAAGATCAGTATGACCACTGGCAAAGAAGCCTACGCATTCGCTAAGACCGATGAAGCGTTCAAGAGCCTTGGAGCGCATGAGAATCCAGAAGTGCAAGCGTTGGTAGCTGCACGATTAGGCAACAAAAGCACATTGGAAGAGACACGCACCCAGCGGTTTATAGACATCGCGGAACGCGGAACTCTGCCGGTTCCTGTGAGGTACTACGCAGCGCACACAGGTAGATGGGGTGGAGATGACAAGATCAACCTACAGAACCTACCGAGCCGTGGGCCTGACGGTAAGATGTTGAAGCGAAGTATCACCGCACCCGATGGCTACACACTAATTGACTGTGACTCATCGCAGATTGAGGCGCGTGTGCTGGCGTGGTTCGCGGGGCAGGATGATTTGACTAAGGCGTTTCGCAAGAAAGAGGATGTCTACGTCAAGATGGCTGCAAGAATTTATGACGTACCAGAAGACCAAGTGGACAAGCAACAACGGTTCGTTGGCAAGACCACAATACTTGGGGCTGGCTACGGCATGGGTGCAGTTAAGTTTCAAGCACAATTGGAATCATTTGGAACTTACATACCCCTTGACGAAGCGCGGCGAATCATCAGTATATACCGTGATGCCAACTGGAGGATAAATCACCTGTGGCGTGAGGCCCAGAATATGGTTGCCCATATGGAGCGTGGTGACACACTTGAGTTTGGTAAGGAGGGTGTAGTTGAAGTATTGGGGGATCGTTCCGCCATACGTCTACCTTCTAACCTGTTAATGCGTTATGACGATCTACAGGGTGAGCAAGGTGAGCGGGGTATAGAGTACACCTACAACACACGCCGAGGTCGGACGCGGATATACGGTGGCAAGGTGATAGAGAACACCTGCCAAGCTCTTGCACGCTGCATCATCGCTGAACAGATGTTGTTGATTGCTAGACGCTACCGTGCGGTGTTGACAGTACATGACTCAGTTATTGGGTGTGTGCCTATAGATGAGGCTGAAGAAGCCAAGCAGTACATTGAGAAATGTATGAAGTACGTGCCCAAGTGGGCGAAGGGACTACCGCTTGATTGCGAGAGTGGTGTAGCTAGAGCATACGGAGACTGTGAATAATGAGTGTAATAGGTAGAGTAGGTAGGCATGAGCATCTCTACAAGGTTATAGATGGCGAATAACACAAGTTATGTGCACTTTGTAAGCAGTTCGTGGTGTTGGCTAACTGCGCTTTGGGGAAAGTGAGGTTTGGTGGACGTAGAAGCTATGGAAATTGCAAACCGTGTGTAAGCAAGAAAAGAAAAATATATAGGCAAGCACCAAGACATAACGAAGTAAAACGTGCTTGGGAAGCAGCCAACCGTGACAAAGTACGAGTGAGGAACAAGATTGCCACTGCTAAATACTTTTACTCAGAAAAAGGAAAAGCTACTCGCGCTAAGTATATGGCTGTTCATGCAGATAAAAAGAGGGAATACGACAGACGATACAGTAAGGAGAAAGTACAAAACATTACAGATAAGTACGCACGCCAAATGCTAGCAGAACGCAGTCCGTTATTTGGGTCACAATTTCCTCAAGAAATTGTTAACGCTAAAAGAGAACTAATGAAATTAAGAAGAGAACTTAAAGGAGACCAATATGAAAGACGTAGTAGAACTACGTAAGTACTTATCTGAAGTATTTGATGAGCTTCGTTCGGGTAGCATATCAGCTAACGAAGCCTCTGAACTAGCCAACATTGCTGGCAAGATGATTAACTCAGCTAAGGTACAGATGGAGTATCACGCACTACGCAAGGATGAGCCAAAAATAAAATTCTTGCACGTACAAGAAAAAGTCTAACGAGTAATGAGCGTAGCACCGTGGTCGTTCAGCAAGATCAAGGCATTTGAGCAATGCCCTAAGCAGTTCTACCACGAGAAGATACTCAAGCAGTACCCGTTCAAGGAGTCTGAAGCCACACTGTATGGAACAGCTTTTCACGAAGCTGCGGAAGAATACATCCGTGATGGTGGCGAACTAGACCCACGGTTCAGCTATGCACAGAAGACGTTAGACGCACTGAATGCCAAGAAAGGCGAGAAGCTGTGTGAGATAAAGATGGGCCTGACTGAAGACCTAGAGGCATGTAGTTTCTTTGCGCGTAACGTATGGTTTCGTGGTATCGCGGACTTATTGATACTAAATAGGGAAGATAAACTGGCTTGGGTCATTGACTACAAGACAGGTAAGTCGGCAAGATATGCAGACAAAGGGCAGCTAGAACTTATGGCGATGGCTACCTTTAAGCACTACCCCGAAGTAGAGACTGTTCGGGCTGGTTTACTGTTTGTAGTGAGTAACGATTTAATACGAGACCGCTACGCAATTGAGGATGAGCAAAAGCTGTGGACTAAGTGGTTGAATAAATACAACGATATGGAAACAGCTTTTGAGAACGATACGTGGAACCCTAACCCAAGTGGCCTGTGTAAAGCATGGTGCCCAGTGCTAGAGTGCCCACACAACGGGAAGAACTAATGCCGTATAAGAACAAAGCAGATCGCAAGAAGCAGAAGAACCCACCAGTGGGTAGTGCTGCACATGAAGCTCGTATGGAACGGCAACGTGCTAGACGCGCTATGGATAAGGCGGGGCGTGATGCGAATAAGGACGGTAGGGCTGACAAGCGTGAGGGGAAGGACGTTAGCCATAACAAGATGCTCAGTAAAGGGGGCACCAATAAACACGGTGTCCGCATAGAGAGCGCCAGTAAAAATAGAAGCCGTAATGGTAAGAGACCAAAGCGGACGCGATAAGACCAAGGTATATCCTACCTGTTTAGCACTCCCCGCCAGTGTGGTCGAAGGCGGGACTAACAAGGAGACCGAATGATGAGTAACGCACGAGATGTTTTTATAGTTCCAAAAGACTATGTTTTTCGTCCTGTTGGTTGGAGGGAGAGCAGTTTTGTGGTCGATGGTAAAACTTATTACATGATGTTTAACACCTACCGCGTGACCGAAAACGAAACTAATAAAAAGGTCAAGTAATGAGCAAGTTTGCAGAAGCCATCAAAGCGCAGCAAGCGTGGCATGATAAGCCAAAGGTACACAAGCCCAGACAGGGTGCGTTACTACCACCCGAAAAAAGAGAGCCGATAAAAGACTCTGCAATCATGCAGATTCTAAAGCTGCAAGAGCTAGGTTTGCTTGCAAAGGA